GGGCGAGTCGTCGTGCATCGTGATGTGGATCGTCGTCGCGTCGATCGGTTGCCCGCCAAACGTATCAATACGCTTCAGTTCATAGGGCAATTGCGTCAGTGACCGGTTCGACGCATCAAACGACGCGGTGCACAGGCCAATGTGCGTGACTCGGTGCGCAGTGGTGCCCGTGTGGCCGGGCGCGATCAGTGCGGCGCGAAACGCATCGGCGACGGTAATAAGCGTGCCTGCCATGTCAAACATCCGAGAGAAAAAGACGCCGGTACAGCCCAATGCGGGTCGCTGCGAGCACGCCCACGGTTCCGGCGCGCACCGTGTGCTGCGTGAACGTGTAGTGCGCGCTACCGCGCTTGACGCAATCCACTTCAGCGATGATGTCGGCTACGTACTGTGCCGTGCAGGGGAGGTCGCCACGCTCGCCCACGGTCATGACAATCTCGAACGTGCCGGGCTTGCCCCGCGGTGTCTGCTCGAACCATTCACGCATCGCGACATGGGCGCCAAACGACGCGCATACTTGCCGCACGGCTTCGGCCGTGCCCTTGTGGCGAGCGATGTGAATCGCAGCGCGCACGCGCGCGCGTTTGACCGATTCGGGCCAGTAGTCCTTCCACGTGTCAACGCCCAAGTGCCAAGCTAGCCACGGCAGCAGCGTGAGCGGCACCGTATCGGCGTTCATCAGCGTGCCCAGCGGTACCGCGATGTCCGAGATGCGCGCATTCGTTGTCGCAAGACGCCGCTCAAGTCGCGTCGCGTTCGGTGACAGCAGCTCACTCATTGGCCACCCCACCGTCGATGAGTTCGATGCCAGTGCAATAGGCCGCTTCATCGCGGGCCACTGGTACGCCGTCAGCAGGGGTGTCGAGCAACACCTTTTGGACGCCGGCCACCCGCATCGACGCATACAACCCGTCTTTCGTCACCTCACGGCCGATGCGATGCATTTCACGCGCGAATTGCGTGGTGCACCGATTCGCTTCAGCCAGCGCCACCGCGCGGTCCGGTCCGCTGAAAAACTTTAGCGTGGCACGAATCGTGTAGGGGACAATTTTGGCGCTGCGCACGATTACTTCGTCCGTTTGCGGGCGCTTCTTCTCTAGCGCTTCGCGCACGACGGTAAGTAGCTCATCGCTGGCCGTGCCGTCGCCTTCGCGGGATAGGATCGTGACAACCATCACGCACGGCGATGGGCTGTATGCATCGGCCGACAGCACGCGGCCATCGGCCGAGCGCGCGTGGAAAACATACGCATCAAGCGGGCCGGCGACCGAGAAGCCGCGCGGCGCGAGCTGGATACGCTCGCGGTAGTCGTCGCAGTCCTCATACACCGGATCGCGTCTAGTTTCCGGGTCACCAGCGCAAATGAGCAGCCGCTTGACATCGAACAGTGCGCCTAGGTGGTCCAACGTGGCACCGCTCGCATACGCGAGCAGCAGCGCGCGCGCCGCATCGTTCACGCGCTGGCGCAGCACCAATTCCCGGTACGCGCTTTCCTGCAAAAGCTTGACCATCGGCTCGGACTCGAGTGCGAGCGTTGCAGCAATGTCGGCCTGCTCTTCAAGCGGGTACAGTGCGATCAGCTGCGCCTTGCGTTGCGCGAGCAGCGTCTCGTAATCGAGCGGCTCGATCACATCGGGCGCGGGCAGCTGCGACAGGTCGATCGGTGTGGTGCTCATGCGCGGCTTCCCGAACCCGAAGCGGAAATCGGCACACGCACACTGAACGCTTCGTCGGTCTCGGCCGTCATGCCTTCGATATCGACCGTTTGCATGCCGGCTCGCCTCTCGGCGGGCTCGCTGCTCAGCTGCACGCGCGTGAGAATCAGTCGTGGCTCCCAACGCATCAGCGCGGTGGCGATGGCCGCATACAGCCGCGTGCGCGTCGTGCCGTTGTTGGGCGCGTCAACGTGTTCTAGCATGTCGGAGCCGAACGTACGGCGCTGAATACACGTGCCCAGCGGCGTGGTGATGATGCGCGCAATCGATTGGTGCAAATGCGCCAAGCCGGTAACGGTGCGGCCCGTGGTCGCGTGCATGCCTTTCATTGCGGTGCGCTCACCAGTTGCCCGTCGCCCTGATCGCGGTGCGTGTGGCGTGGCAGGCTCACGCCTTGTGACGTAACGTCGCCGGTGAAGTGGGCCTGCCCATCGATGGTCATCGTTGCGCCGGCTCCGCTGTCTTGGCCGCTACGTCCAGTCATACCTGATTCGAACGCAAATGGGCCTTGGACGAGCAGGGCGCCTGTGCAGGTGGTTTGCTCGGCGTCGAGCGTGATGCGGTTGGCGACGATCGCGGCCTCGTCGGTGCGCACGGTCACGGAAGCGGGCGACACGATTTGCACGCAGGCGCTGTCAGGCAACGTGGCGCTCAATGTGTGGCTCGCATGGTCGTACGTGAGCTGTGCGCCATCCGGATACACGCGCATGTGTACGGCCGGATCGCGTGACGGCGTGTCGGCGCAGTCAGAAAACAGCCCGCGCAGCGCGACGCCTTGCGCCGGGTCGCCCATCGGGCATAGCAGCAGCACTTGCTCGCCCTTCGTGGGCGGCAGCCACTCGCGCGTGGTGCCGGCCGCGAGCGTCATCCACGGAATCCAGTTGGTCTGCAAGCCTGCGTCCTGCGCATTGGTCGCGTCACCGACCGCGACACGGCAAGTCGGCGGGCAGCTCGTGCAATTGACGTCCAGCACCACGCCCTTGCGGATCAGGTTGACGATTAGGCGACAGATTTCGTTGGCATCCATATCGCCCATGTTGCCGGGCACGAGAGCGCGGTGCACGCATTGGCCTATGTCGTGGCGGCCCACACAGCCAACGCATCGTGCCGCGGCACGTCGCGGCACGTAAACCGATCAGACAATGCGGCCTTGCCGCGTTATCGCTTGATCTGCATAAGTTCTACCTCTATCCCTGCCTGTTCCAATGCGCTGTCCGAGATCGTGAATCAACTGCATTCGAGCGATGCACTGCACTTTGCGCGCGAATTGCTCGATCAGTCGATCGATAGGATTCTCACTGACCCGCCGTACTCATCAGGTGGTCTGCATGCGGGCACGCGTGCACAGTCCCCGATGCAAAAATACATCGGCAGTGATACCAAGACGGTGTATGAGGATGTTAAGTGCGACAACATGGACCAGCGCGCGTGGGCGTTTTGATGTCAGGCATGGCTGGCTGAGAGCCGCCGGGCACTGAAGCCCGGTGGGCTGCTCGTTTGCTTTATCGACTGGCGACAATTGCCCACGCTCACGGACGTAATGCAGGCCACTGGGTGGGTTCAACGCGGCATCGCCGTATGCGACAAGACGCCATCGCGCGCACGGCCCAGGCGCGGTGGCTTCAAGCAACAAACCGAACTTATCGTGTGGGCGAGCAAAGGGGTGATCTGTCAGCGCGATGTATATACGCCGGGTGTGCATCCCTGTGCGCTCGGCCTGCCGAAGCGGCACCTGACCGAAAAGCCGCTTGAACTCGCGCGCCAAATTGTGCGGTTGGCCCCTGCGGATGGCGTCGTGTGTGACCTATTCGCCGGCAGTGGCATATTTCTGGTGGCGGCGAAGGAAGCGGGATTAAACTAAATGGGCTGCGGAACCCATGCCCGGTACCGAGACGTAGCGATGCAACGGCTGACGGAGTCAAGCGCAGACGCGCTTCAGTGACGCCTTATTGAAGCGCGCGTTGTCTTAGCAGCTAGGGCGCTTCGTATGCGCGCGGCTGCCGCGGGCCAAATTACTGTATCTGTATCGGATAATCGCGGAACAAATCATAATTCTGAGCGCTCAGCATCGCATTGCGCGTAGCCTCGTCAAACCGGTTACGCTCAAAAAAGGCCTTGATTTCGGTTCTCGCATCCTCCCATTGCTGCTGATTTGATCTCAGCCCAATGATGTGTATACGGTGGATTACTTTCACGATGTCGGGTCCATTGCTGCCATCGAGCAAGCGCATTGCGCGCTGCCAGACCTGTTTTGACAGTGCGTCGTTCAACTGCGGTGTTTCTTCAAGCAGCCCGAGTGTCGCTAATGCGCGCTGCGCAGGCGGCACGCGCTGCAGGGCGGGTTCGAGCAGCGAAAGCTCATACGCATGCTGATTGGGTGGTATCACCCGTACTAAAGCGCCCGGCAGGTAGCGTAACGCGCTGCCTAGTTGATGATCCGGCAGGGACAGCGTCAAATGCCGCAAATGAGCGAAGTACACTGGCCTTTGTGCCTCTGGCAGCAACGATACTCGATTGGCTAGTGCGCCGATCGGCGCGCCCCGATGCG